CTACTATAACACTCACTTCTGGATAGAAAACTGCTACCGCTTTAGGTAACACGATAATAGAAAAAACAGCAGAGAGGGCAATAAGCCTTCTTGTCCACGCAAAGTGAACATCTTTCTGACCATGCTCCCTGGCCTGCTGCATACCGCTTATCATCATCTTTTGTTGTTCATTTTTATTTTTTGTGTTCTGCCCCCAGATAGACATAACTGCACCAAGTACGGTGGAGAAAAGCATTGTAACTAGCTCTAAAGGTAATCCAAACATTTCCTCCACCTCCTATGGTTTATGCTTCCCCTGCAAGCATTGATCGTGCAAGGTTTGTTATTTGGTTAAAGTCAGGCCGTGCTGGGGGTTCAATACCCTCTTTACGAGCCTTAATATCAATCTCTGCCCACTGTTGGAAATGCTTATCAATAGATATAGCTAACTGTTTAGTGTTGTCATCTACAGTGTTCTTAGATTGTGCGTTGGTAAAGTTAACATTAGCTTCAGCAAGTGATGCATCGGCTTCCATCTTACGTTGTGAAAGAGCACCATCCTTCTGAACCTTTTCAGATTGCTGTTGAACAGTTTTAATTGCTCTCTCTTTGAACTCATCTGTTGTGTAGTCTTCAAGATAATCATGACTATCAATACCCATAGATTCTATAAGTTTTGTAGCTAAGATAGCAGGGGCTTCCGGACGAATTACGACACCTTGACCCTGACTGTTAAGAGCGGGTAATACAGTTCCACCAAGCATCTCAAACTTTTTAATCATGTTTGCGTTTGAGTTTTCACCGATATCTAGAAACACCTCAACATCCATACGTGATGGTAGTGACATGATATCTATCTCTGCGAACACACCTTGGTAACTAAACTTAGAGTGTGTCTTCAAACATTTACGCATTGTCTTATACACACCTGTACACAGACGCTTCATACCTGTCTCTGCAAACCTACGAGCAATATGCTGAATGCGTTTTTGAGATGCAGACTGAACTGCAGCTACCTTTGATTCACTATTACCAGACACATACAAAGAATCGTTAAGACCTTGAGCAGCCTTAGACATGCCTGTTGCCTGTTCCTTAATTGTCTGTAAGTGTGAGAGTAGCGGTACAGTGCCTGAACTGATTGCCTCTGGAGGCATAGCGGCTACAGCACCATTTGGATTTCCATTAGTTGGGATAATCTGTTTTGGCCTAATGTTCTGGAGAGCAGAAAAATCAACAACGTTTGGATCAGCAAGTTTTGGTGAATAGTTTGTAAGATATGTATTCTCAACGAACCCACGAAGAATTGCAGTAGATGCTAGTGTAGATGAACGTGTGAAGTCAGCAATGGACAAACCATAAAACTCATATGGGATATCAATAGGTGATAGACAAGCAACTGGAATCATATCCACATCACATTCATACAATACTGTATTACCTGCGGTAATGAAGTGTTTAAGTTCAGCAACCCCATCGCCATCTCGGTCAACGTTAATCCAACACTCTGTGATGGTAACTTCCCGATTGGCCTCTAATGCTGTGATGTCATCAGTCATATTACCTTGCATGTAACTCTGACCTGTGACTAGCTTACGTGCTGCAATATCTTCTGCATAGCTACCATTACCATCCCAACCAGTGTCATAACCAAGCTCATCCCATTCATCTTCACCAATACTGTCTGCAACATCAGGCCACATCTTACGGATCTCTGAGCGGGTTAGGATTGTCTGTATACCTACAAAACTAGCATCATCAATTGACTTAGCATCCCTAGAGATCCTGAAAGATTCTGGTGGGATGTTCTCAATCTTAACACGAGAGTTATCATTCTTACGACGAATACGTACATCAACATAAACCAACTCAGCATCTTGCTGTCCGGTCTCCATGTTTAACTCACCTAATTCATTTTCATAATTAAGATCACCAATGATCTCAACTCCTTCTTCAGCAAGGAGGATATCCAACTGGCCTTGAGAGATCTTCTCGTATTCTTCAAACTCGTAGTCGTAACCCTCTACATAGTCCCACCGAATGATACCATTCTTCCACAATAAGGCACTTTTTATCCAGGTTTGGATAAGTTCCCACCCATTATTCTGTTTAAAGATAGCATAATTAGTAATCATGGAGGCATCCCTAGCACTTTTAAAAGAGCCTGGGGAGTTGTCATATGGTACAAATCTAGCCAATTTTCCGTTGTTTAGAAATAGATCAGACAAGATTGCAGTGTATGCCTCTACTGTTTCTGTAGTAGATGTGTCAACAATACTAGATACACCCTGAGGTGCTAAGTGATCTGCAGCAACACCTGCAAACTCATACGTAGATCGTTGACGTTCCCGTGTCATATCAGAGGAGTTTAACCATTCCCCTGTAGAGCTCTGAATACCAGTCTCGATTAAATTAATCAGACTATCATCAGACACTTTTTCTTTATACTTATTACCAGCCATTAGAATGAACCCCTTCCTGTAAGAATCTTCTTTGTGTTAGCTAACTCGGCGTAGTCATAATCCTTACTACCAGCTTTGATAACCACCTTGTCTTTCTCAGGTTTAGGTTTTTTCTTTGGTTCAACTTGTGTTTCATTAAATCGCATAGCTCCCTCCGTGGGTCTAACTAACAAACTTGGGACTATGCCCGATTATTATAATTTACAATAGGGACCCACCTCTTATATGGGAGGGGGCCCCTATTTGACGCCTGCCCAGTGTTCAGCTATAGTTGGTTGATACCCAAACTATACGGTAGCGAATCCCATCTGCAAAACAACGTAACGAGTGAGGTTGTGTAACCTCGTGGCGTAGCACTTTACGTTAGTGCCAGACGATTTCTACCCTGAACTCTATGGCCTCATTTTAGGACGAAATGACCTAATAGGAGCCGCTGTAGGTCGGGCCTTAGGTTTCATTGATACACTAGGAGCCGCTGTAGGTCGGGCCTTAGGTTTCATTGTTGCCCTTCGTTTAGGGGTTTGAGGGGTTTGGGGGTTTATGCCACTAGAGTTTGGTTTACTTGTAGGTTTTTTACTTGTTCCAAGAACACCTATTTTTTTTAACTTCGCTGCCCTATCAAGCTCCCTGTTGTTAGCATCTAGCCGTAGTTTAATACGTTGTGCAGTTGTTAATTTACTTCCTGCTGCCATAACTGATTATCTCCTCTATATTACTTTTTTACAGCAGTAGACAAATCTTTCTTATGGAATAGGTATTTACTACTTGCTGTGTGCTTAGCTCCAGACATCATCTTACCACTCTTATCTTTATGGGTAGGACCCTTGTGCTCTTTACCATTCTTAAAGTAGTGTTTAACTCCTGCTGCCACAATATATTACTCCACTTATCTATTCAGTTTTTTCTATTTGTGATTTAGCTTGGGCAGCACTTGCAACAGCACCAGCCCCAGTTGCAATAACATTAACATTTGTGTACGAAGCCCCTAAGATAGAGGTACTGCCAGTTACTCCAGCTGATACAGCCAACGGGGCAGCGATAGCTCCAACCGCAACACCCAGAAGGATAGGATCTACAACGGATTTGGTTTGGGGCGCTACAGATGCAGTGACCATGAAGGCTATGATAAGCCCGGCAACAATATTCATTTTAATACTCCTCAAAAATTAATTGGTGGTTTACCTGCCGCGACCACCAGCGCGTTATGAGGACAATGCAGGAATCTCTATTCTCTATAAGGAACTTAGAGAATCTTACGCATAACCATAATAAACTTCAAGGCATTCATCCTCGTGGTTAATAAACACCATATCGTGTGGTATCCTACCTTCTATCCAATACTCTACTACTTTATCATAAAACTCTTCTTCTAAATCCACTGGGTGTTGTCCTGTTCCCAGTCCGATATCCTCTCTTTCCATGAGATATTCCTTGTGTTTAGACGATCCCAATGTGTACGTAACACCTCAGCACAGATGGCAAGAGCGATGACAGTATCATCACAACAGCCAGGAGCTGCCTCTGTCTTACCACTAGCTGTAGATATGTAGTCCTTGAGTTCTCTAATGACAATAGGTGAGGGTATCATTATATCCTCATTGTCTATCAGGTTCTTTAGGTTCCCTATGATTACAGGTTTAGATGCAGATGTTGTCCTAAACCCTAACCGCATACCCTCTTCATTAGACACATTAGCCATCTTTGTTTGTTTATACAGATTAAGATAACCCATCTGTTCTAACTTTTGTAGTGTAGCAATACCCATAGAGTTAGACTCCACTGCTAGGAAAGCATTGTTATAGTATCTACCTAAGTAGAACAACAACTCACCCCACATGCTTGGGTCAATACGGTTGTTACGATATACAGCTACAATTTCATATTTATTATTCATAACAATAGCAGCACTGTAATCTTGACCCACCCCTAAAGAAACATCAGCCCCAATCACATAGGGCTCCTCCCACTTAGGGTAACCATAG